ACGTCTGTAACAATGTAAAATGAATCAGGGTCAGTTAAGAAATTGTTCACTCTGTAACCTTGAGGAATCATTCCCATGCTGTTGATTGCATTGATGTCATTGTCAGCAGTTTGAGTTCTACCTTGAGATTTCATCAATCTCTCAGCGTTGAACTGATTTGCAGAAGGAATTATCATTTTAACTCCTTTAGCTGCAATTCTTAAACCTCTTTCATCAGTCATAGCCGCGATATCAATCATCGACTGTTCTAATGAAGTTTCGTTTAAGTCTGCTTGTGTTGCTAAAGTATTTGCTACAGTACCCGCAATTGTTGGGTGTGCAGTAGAAAATAAATTAACGCCATCACCTGTTTGAAAAGCAGTTCCAGCTGCGATTGCTGGTAGACCGTTATTCAATGGTGCTGCAAGTCTGTCATAAAGGTTGTCCTCTATTGCTTCTTCTGTGATAGCGAAAGCTAGCGCGATCGTTTCCATTGTGTATCTAGCAGTATAAGTTTCTTGAGCGTCATCGTATGATACTCCAGCACCTTCTGCTTTTACATCTGCGTTTGCAAAACCACTTAACATTACTTCCTCTTCGAAAGCTCTGTCAGATGATTCAGTTGTATAAATCTCAGCATGCTGATTTTCATACCTTTTGTACTCCAGACCGAATAATGCATTCAGACCTGGCTCTAACTCTTTAACGAGTTGTGCTCTTGATATTGCCATTATGCGCTTACCTGTCCGTCCCCGAACCACTGTGACTTGTTAGCCACAACTACAACAGTAGCCATACCTGAAAAGTTTGCTAGTGCTGGGTTCGTTTGTGGTGCAGTAATAAGATCCTCGTTCTCAGGATCTTCAGCAACTCTTAATAGTCTCCATTGATTTTGGATTCCTGTTGCTCCTGTTCCCACGGTTAATTGTGAATTTGACTGTCCAGAAATAGTTGAACCAGAGTTAGCTGATGCTGCTCCATTTGCTGATACTGTCAAACCAAACGTACTTCCCATTTCAGCTTGTGCTAATGCAGCAGTTGCTGCAAGTCTTGTATCTAACTGCACGTTGTATTGCTGAAGGGGGTTGTCGATAATAAAAGCATCGACGTCTTCGCTGTTAGCGGGGGCTGTAGTTCTCGCAAAAAAAGATGAGAACGTTGGTTTATTAGTAGTAGCATCCGTGTAGAATGCACCATTAAATACACCAATCGTTGGTCTTGTTATCGCATCTTGTCCATTGATTATATAGCCCGGATTGTCATTAGCACCACCAGCAGTATCAAACTGCACAGGTTGTCCTAAATAAATAGACGATCCATATCCACTATCGATTTTGTATTTGTTCTGTCCACCAGCTGCAGATGTTCCACCTAAAGCTCCTGAAGGGATCAAACCAAAACCTACTGTGTTTCTATTTGCCATTATGTTTTCTCCTTATGAACCTGCCGTCGTAAAACGGCCTCCAGTTCGGTTTATATTTTTCGTTGGTGTTTAGAATTTTATTTCTTAGTACCACCGAAGTTTTTGCTTGAACGCTCGAATTTCATCGGCATTCTTTTGTCCTGATCCTTCAGTAAGTCGTTTTCTACAGCTTCGTCTTGACCTTCAGTTTGTCTTTTCTGATAATCAACACGACTTTGCGCGAGTTCTTCCGGTATCCTTGCCAGGAGAAGGCCACCTACTCCAATCACTCCAGCGTATTTTCCGTCCATGACAACAGGATATGAATCAGCGTCGTATTCGTCAGCTCTCACTAACTCATAACCAGATCTCAATCTACCATGAATATTCTTGGTATCATTGAAACCCATTGACTCTGCTCTTATCCATCTGTGCCTGAATCCATCGGGCGCTGTGGGTGCATCTAGAGATGATGGGGGCTTGTACTCTTTTGGTCTTTCAGTCTTTGACCGAGTAATCGCCGCACGAGAAAGGTTTTGTTCGTTTTCTTTTTTCATATGCTTATGCTCCTTGCATACTCTTCGAGTGGCACACCTAATTTTTTAGCTATTGCTACTTGAGACGATGTGAGTCTCACTTGTTTGCGACCGGGTTTTACGCTTCTGTTAGCCGAAGCCACCGACTGAACGGGTTTGGTCGTTGCTATAGTTTCATTAGTACCAAATTTATGCGGAAAGTCAACTCTAATACGTTTGTCTATTTCCGTATAATATTCATCACTCTTAGGATCAATACCTTCTTTATCCACTAAATCCTTGTGAATTTCGAATGCAGTAAATGTCATGGCTCTATCTTGTCCGAACCATCTATTTTTTGCAGCCCAATTTTCAGCTTCAGGATCAGCTTCTGGTAATGATCTTGGAGTTTGTTCTGGTAATCTACCACCGTCTGATAGTTGTACAGGATTTTCCTGTTCAACTGGTTGTTTTTTTCTCATTTGCAAATTTGCATTCTCCAATGCAAGTGTTGCAATTTTTTTATTAGCTGTAACTTGTAGATTTGCATCTTGTGATTCTATTGCCATTCGCAACTCATTTTGCGCTGACTCCATCGCACTTGTTACATTCTCTTCAAGTTTAGTTGTGTACTCTGTATTAACTGCATTAAGTTTAGATAAATCTAATTGTCTTTGTTTTTCTACAGCTTGTGCATATTGAACAGCAGCAGCTTCTTTACGTTCTGCTTCTCTCATCTTACGTGTAAGTTTTGCAATTCTTCCTTGCACACCTTTACTGTATTCTTCTAATTTAGAATCATCTTCTTTTTTAGTTTCTTCTGTTTCTTCTGTTACTACTTCTTGTTCCGTTGTTTCTGGAGCAGTGTTAGCCACCGCTTCCTCTTTTGTATCTTCTAGAGTTACATCGACCTCGGGGCCTGATGTATCTAGATCAACCTGTATTTCACTAGGTTTTAGTTTTTTTTCTTCTGGCATAGTGTCCTTCCTATGTTAAAATTTGTGCAGGATATCTGTTGGGTCCTGTACGGTTGCCAATACTTCGTCATCGTTAAGAAGACGAACTTCTCCACCTTCAATCTCTATACGTGATCCGGCATAACGTGCAAAGACTACCCAGTCTCCCACCTTGCACCATGGACCATCGCTAAATCTTTTAGGATCGTTGTAACAATCAGGTCCCATAGCAAGTACGTTTCCGCATTGCGATGCAACTTGTTGTCTGTCTATTGTTTCAGTTCCTAATAAAACTCCACCTTTAGTAGTCTCTTTCATTCTAAAAGGTAAAACTAACATACGCCAACCTGTAGGTTTAGGTAGTTTAGTAGTTTCTTTAGTAACTTCTTTTTCTGGTTCTTTCTCGTATTTGTCGAGTAGTCCTGTTTTAATTTTTGGGACTTCTTCCTTTAAGGTCGACGACTGTTCCTGTGTTTTCATTTTTTGCTCCTTCATCTTGTTGCAGGTTAGAGATTTCCTGACGCACTGATTCCAGTGCATTAATCTGTCCTATTATATACTTGTAAGTTTCCATATTGTCAACACCACCTGATGTGACCGATAAGGCTAACTGATCTACTCTTCTTTTAATTGCTTTAAGTAATTGTGCTAGTAATTGTTCTGATTCCATTTAACATTTCCATCTTCTCCGTGCTTGTCTGATACGTGAGTTAGGATCGTTTTTTGTTTTTGCAGATGATCGTTTTAGTTGGCCTGCGCTTCTTGCACAGTACGACTTACGTCGATTTGCAGCTTTTGATCCCGGTTTCACTTTACCAGTCACGGCTGTTTTTAATTTACTTCCAGGGTTTGCTCTTCTGTAAGCAGCGACACCCTTCTTAGTCATACCTGCTCCAGCTTTGGTCTTTCTATAATTACCACCTTTACCGGTAGTTTTTCTTATAGGTTTCTCGGCCATTACTTTTTCTTCTTAGGTTTTTTCTTAGCCGTCTTAGCCGCTCTTTTAAAATTAGCAGCAGTTGGTGCTCCTTTAGCTCCAGGTTTTCTCATCTTCTCACCTGAACCAGCAGCGATTCTCTTTTTTTTCGCGTGAATATTCGCGTACAAACCACGTTTAGCCATTATTTTTTTTCCTTCTTCATTTTTTTCTTTTTAGGAATAATTCCTTTAGCCATTAAAATGTCTTTTTTAGTAATTTTACCATCACCTGAGTGATCTGGAAATTTACTTTTTTTCTTCATCTTTTTTTTCATGCGTCTCCTTTATTGTGCATTTGCGTACGCTACACACATATGACATTTTGCTTTAAAATATCTGTGTATAGGACACGGGTCTACATGAACCGGTACATCCGGTTCAGGTACTTTTGTAAAAAATTCTATATGCTCATCTTCGCATTGACATGCTTTGATGTTAAATATTTTGCAAATAAAACTTTTTAGTCTTTTAAACATTACTTGTTTATTTTGCCAGACTTCTTAGCTTTAGAACCAAACTTACCATATGAATCATCAGCAGAAGCTTTTAATTGTTTTGCACTTCTTTTCTTTTTAACTCTCATAGCAATAGATTCGTCTTTTCTATCTTTGTATCCCTGCTTTTTCTTTTTAGCAGATCCACCTTTTTTCATGCCAGCAGTTCCAGTTGGAAATCTAACATTTGATCTTACTCCGTTTTGTCTCATTTTTTTGCTCCGTGTTGTTTAAATATTTGTGTACCCTTTATACCATAGATGCTCGCTACGACAAGGATCCATAAATTTGTGAACCATTTTGGAAGCTCTGAAAACATCTCGAAAAACAGTTTTACCTTGTCCATCGCTGTCGGATCATCCGATACGACTGCCCAGGCCAAAATTGCTATGGGCAAACTTAAAATTATCAAAACTGCCTCGTCCTTCCAGTCCGACTGTCTAGCTTCTAAAAGTTTTCCCTGGTAAGCTTCTTTGCCTTCAGCCATACGAGATGCATGCATTAGTTGTGCATCTGACATAGCTATCTTCGTCTTCTGCTTGTTAGCATAAATTTTACTACCAGCAGAAACGGCTAACTTAATTGCCGAGAACCACATGTTAGTACCAAGTAGCCTTTACAGGTTTTTTTTCTTTTCTAATAGCCTTCGTTCCTCTAACATCTACGCTATCACCTTGAGCAATGTAGTTTCTACCTCTAATACTTGATTTAGATCTTGGATCTAATTCTAAGTTTTGAGGAGACTCTTCTACAGGTACTCCGCCTTTAGCGTATCCGTCTTTGTTAACGAATTGTTTAAAAGTATCTTTTGTCATAATTTTCTCCTAATTGTTAGTATACTATCTTTGTGGACCTTTCAAGGTCTTTACATCTGCAGCTTTCATAAGGTCTGATGTTA